TGAGCTGTTCATTTGGTTTTTTATCAGATTTTGGATCATAGATCATACCATCACCATCATATTCAATAATATCTTCCCATTCTAAAAAGCCACCACGTGGTTCCCAGCCAGAGTCTTTTGCAAGCTTGATGATTGTTCCACCAGATGTGGGATTAGAGGAGCCGTTAAAGCTCCTCCATTTCCTATCGCATTCACCAACTTTATAACGTGAATCATTTTTACTCCAGTCATCCCATACAGAAACATCATATCCTTCAGCTTTTAGAGCCATTCCGATAATCAGCCATTCATCATAGGTTGTACTTGATACTTCAATTTGTTTTAAAGCCTCTAGTATGTTATCCATTAATGTCCTCCTACGGTTGATAACCAGTGGCACTCACACCTCTTGGTAACATCCATCTGTTTTCTGCAATACGAGTAATCATTTTGCTTGCTGCGTCAAATGCCCACATGCCGACATGAATGAAACCATAGCGTTCCAAGAATCGGATTTGTTTTGGTGTTGCGAGTCCTTCAATTTGTCTGTTCTTTAGTTTTTCGATGAGTAAGCTTGCCATACCACAGTTCGAAACTGAATCTGGATAGATACCATGTTTTTCTAAGTATTCGAGTTGTCTTGTAGTAGCGGGTGACATCTCCCACGTAAACGTTGGTTCATAATTTGCTAGATCTTCAGCGGCAATTGAAAATGCATATTGAATTGGATCAACTAATTTTTGTTGTTTTCTACGCATTGCAGCAAGTTCTCTGGCTAGTGCATCTTCACGTTCCTTGATGGCATCGTTTTCTGATTCCGTTTCAGCAACAAGTAAATCGATGCCACTTTCTTTATCCATCATCTTCTGGTCAATTCGTTTTGCCAGTTCTGCATCTTTTGATATGAGTGCTGATGGTCTACATAAATCATGACGTTCAGTCATCCATAGAAAATCAAGCAAGAGCAGATCTTTCTTATGAGGAGCAAGACGCATACCACGTCCAACCATTTGTTGATATAAACTTCTAATCTTTGTAGGTCTTAAAATAATAATGCAATCCACAGCTGGACAGTCCCAACCTTCCGTAAGAAGCATTGAGTTGCACAAAACATCGTATTCCCCTGCTTCAAAGTCAGCTAAGATTTCGTCTCTATCCGTACTATTGCCATTAACTTCCGCTGCTCTAATGCCATGCAAATTAAGCAATTCACAGAACTTCTGGGAGGTCTTGATTAAGGGTAAGAAAACGACCGTCTTTCGACCTTTACAGTACTTGAGCATCTCAAGTGCGATTTGATTTAAGTAGGGTTCTAAAGCAGAACCTATTTCCCCCACTGAATAGTCACCATTCGAAACACTGACACTATGTATGTCTAGTTCGAGTGGAATCATCTGGGCTTTAACAGGACATAGATACCCTTCTCTGATGGCTTGATGAAGCGAGTATTCATAGGCTTTTGAATCGAAGTATTTCCCTAAACTTTTCTGATCAGAGCGATCAGGTGTTGCGGTTACCCCTAGAACATTGGCACCATCGAAATGGGTAAGGATACGCTGATAGGTATCGCTCATCGAGTGATGGGCTTCATCCACAACAATAGTCTTGAAATAGTTTTTAGCAAAACTGGTGAGTCTTTTCTCTTGAGATAGGGTTTGAACGGATGCGACTGTGACACGTTTCTTTGAACCAATGGAGCTGGATTCAGCCTTTTCCAAAGCTGAATCCAATCCACTAGTTTCCATTAACTTGACAGATGCTTGATCGAGCAGTTCACCACGATGTGCTAGAATGAGGGCTTTACTACCGTCTTGAGTTTCTTCTTCAACAACCTTTGAGAAAACAATCGTTTTTCCGGTTCCTGTAGGAAGTACTAATAATGTTTTTTGACGGCCATCTTTCCATTCATTTCGAATCGCCTGAACTGCTTCGTTTTGATAAGGTCTTAGTTCCATGAGGGACCTCCTTAAAATGGAAGATCGTCTGGAAGAAAGTTTTCTTCGTTGTAATCGATGAAGCGGTCGACATCGTTGACGAATTTCTCTTCACCGTTTTGATTGGTATAGGAGCGTTGCTTGAAGTGAGCTCTACCTTTAGAACCAATCACTTTACTCCAATCCATCATTAGCTTCTCGCCATGTTTCTTCTGACCGATGCATCTAAAGAATGCTGAAATACGCCATTCAATCGTACGGTAAAGTAGCAAGTCAAACTTCACTGAAGTAGTACCTTCTTTTGCTTCTACTTGAACTGTGATGGTCGCTTTATTGCAAGCTGGTATTTTGGGACCACCAGTAAATCTTCCTCGTTCAAAGTTCGTAACAGTAAAGTTGTAATCTCCCTCTGGAAGTAAGACATACTCCTGTCCATCGGTTTCGATCGTATCATTCCAATCGAGTAAATTTTCTTTTTCGTTAATCATTTCTATTTTTCTCCTTTTATATTTTTGATAGATTCGATGATCTTCTTCCAATTTGGGATGATCCATCTGGTGATGAAATCGTCTGAATAATTGGCAATCGGTTCAGTTTCTTGATGATGACCTTTCGTTGCAACCACTTTTTGAAGATCAACTTCAGTGATTCCTGCTTCCACAATCATCTTGTTAAGCTTTTCTACTACAGCAACACTTGTGATTTCTCTAGGGTCTGGAAAGCGTACAACTTCTTTTCTAGTTTTAGTGTCTTCAAATAGGTGTTGAATCGATGCGAAGTTGAGCTCTAACTCTTCGGGCAAGTTGAATCTGTTTTTCGCATCGTAGGTCGGATTGTGTGTGGTATATAAAACACGCTTTCCACCTTGAGCTTTTTTGGAATTGTTTTCTGTGGTGATGACATAAATCTTGTAGTTCACAAAGAATAACGCATCACACCATTCCTTGATGAGCGGTGCCACTTGTCTCGTGAGTTTCATCTCATAGCGGTCAAATGCACCTTGTTCTTCAGGGAGTTCAAACTTTCTAGGCTTTGCATGGGCGGTAATCACAACATTGATTCCGACTTCGATCAGTTGATCCAACAGTGAGAGCAGTTTCGAGTACTCATCAAGCAAGTAGACATAACCTTTTCCAAATCCAAAGTCTTCTATATTGTTCTTTCGATATTTCTCACAAACTGCGTTAATACATAAGAACTCTGACCAATCTGCAGTATCTAATACGACTGTCTTGCAAATGGTTGGGTTGTCATAGATTTCCTTAACGATTGCGATGAGTTCATTCCATGACTTGTTGCATTTAATTCTTCGAATATCTAAGTTGCTTGTGCCACCTTCGGTATCGATAAATAGTGGGTCTGGGAACTGACTGGCAAAGGTTGATTTACCAATCCCCTCTGGACCATAGATAACAATTTTCAGTGGTCGCTTTTCTTTTCCTTCAATGATGTTTAGCATTTGCTTATATCTCCTTCTTCTAAATTGGTGACCTCTTCACGAGGGTCAGTCTTGTGTACTAAAACGATGGAACCTGCCTGCATTGCGATGTATGGTCCGATGAGTTCATTCAGCTTGTCTTTTCCGAATCGTTTGGTGAGTTCAGTAATGCCAGCTACCTTTTTAGGTGCATAGGGATCAATACCTATTGCTTCACAAACTTTTACTACCGCATCTTCATCTGTAATCTTTCTTGATCCTTTCGAATGCACTAGTTTGAATTTTGACCACTTATGACCATTCATAGCCTTCTTAAGAGCAAACTCCTTCATGTCCTCAGCAAACTGAATCAGCTCATCAAGTTTAGGTAGGAAGGCTTCAATCTCTGCATCAGTCAGTGTGGCAATCGGCTTCTTTACTTCCTTAACCATTTGCAGATTCGCTTCAGCTCGTTTTGCACAGATGGCTTTTCCTGCACAATACCGACAATACTTACCGACCTTTGCTTCTGGGTTATCAACCTTTGTTCTTTCAACAGCTGGAATCAATACACTGGATTCAAACTGAAGCAATTCTTCAATTGGAATTTCATAATCATTAGTGTTAGCGATGACGGGCTGATATATGACCAATCGAACCTTTTTCACTGGGTATAAATCCTTATAAGCTTTGTAAAAGTAGAGAGCATATATTCCGAGTTGCGAATTAAACTGTCCTGTTTCACTATCAAATGCATACACAGGTGTTCGTCCGGTCTTTAAATCGATAACAGTCAGTGTTCCGCCATCCACCGATGAGATGATGCCACAGTCCAATGTTCCACCTGCATCTTCATCAAAATCCATATCAAGATGTTGTTCGATGACAATGAGTGGTTCATCTTCAGATCGTTTTCTTTCAAACTCGATTGCTTGGATGACAAAGTCTGCATAACCATCAGCGATTTCTTGCATGTCTTCTGAATACATGTCCAGTTCTTTGATGACGTCCTTAATCGGCTTAACTTCGCTGTCATAATCAATCAAATCAAGTGACTGACTAATAAGTGCAGCTCCTAATTCAT